TTATTGATCTTACGAAATGCTTTGCCAAATAAAACAAATGATAAAGCATCCAGCATGCTTGATTTACCAGCACCATTTTCTCCAACAATTAATGTGGAGTCATGTACATTCAGATCTATCTCAGTAAATACATTACCAGTAGATAGAAGATTTTTCCAACGTAGCTTTTTAAACAGAATCATTCTATGGTCAATGCCTCGTTATATAATTCTACAATTTTATTTTCGAGTTTTTCTTTGTTTATATTTTTAGATTCAACACCGTCAATATATTTTTTAAAAATATCAAGCGTCGATTCAGCTTCATTAACAATATCAGAATCATCTTCAAGAGAAAGGTTAAGATGATCTTCAACAATCTGAATTTCTAATGGATTTTCCTGTTCAATGTTCTCGATAAACTTATCAAACCAGTAAGGATTTGTTTTATTGGTAACGATAACCTTTAACATTGTTCCGGCAAACTGTTTATAATCAATTTGTTTGTTTAAGAAATCATCATCAACATCATTGTACCATACCTTTTTAAACATTTTGTATGGATTTTCGATAAAGGTTAACTCCCTGGTTTCTGTATCCAGGATGTGAAAGCCTTTACGATCATCATAATCGCTCCAAGTAAACTCAGCGTGGCTACCCAGATAATGGATAGAGCCATCACTGGAACGATGATGATAATGGCCACTGAGAACCATGTCAAAACGATCAAACAGTTTACGATCGTCTCCGTGAGAGACGATTGATCCACGATACATTTCAAATCCTTGAAGTTCAAGGTGGCCCATAACGATTTGAGCTGATGTGTTTTTGATTTCATGTAAGATCGCCTCTCTGTTTTCATCACATATCCACGGTAGCATCAGCACATTTGTTCCGTCAAAAGTCCAACCTATCGGAAGCTGATCATGTACTTTAAAATCGTATTTACCTACAACGAGCTCTCGAAGAGCATTAAGTGTGTTTGTGTTCTTATAATAAGTGTCATGATTGCCAACAATTAGGTGAACATCATAACCACCAATAGCCAGAGGATCAAGAAAATCTTTACGTAAACGAGTAGCAGTAAGGATATTGATATATTTACGACGATCTACGAGATCGCCAAGATGAACGACAGTACGAATATTGTTAGCATCCAAATAAGGAAAAAATACCGTATCAAGAAACTTTTTACTGTTGTCCATAAACGCAATGTTGTCATTGCGAACACCCCAATGTGTATCAGTGATTAGTGCAATTTTCATTTACCAATTTTCTTTCGATTAATCGAAAAAGGATTTGAATTTTTATTTAAAGCTTCTGTTATATAAACAGAAGTAGCTTCTAACCTAAGAACATAATTGTTCTTTTCATTTTCTCTAATTGATTTATCATTAATTTTTTCTACCAAGTCAATTATATTAACTGGTACTAGATGTAGATTCTGCATCATTACTCTCCGAGAACTTTTCTATTCCACTTAGTTTACTGGGTTTTTTAATTTTTGTCAACTTGTTTTCAAAGTTTCTTATTAGATCATCAGAATATTCATTCGCCTTTAAATGCATATTATCTGAGTCGCTCCACAATTGGTTCATAAGGAAACTGTTTTCGAAATTTTTATGTTTGATATATGTCTGTTTTTTTTCTTTATGGATTCTTCTAATAAATGCATTCCATGCAATCTGTGTAAAATATGCAAATGGATTATTTGTTCTATCAGGATCAAAGTTATCTACTGCTGCAATACAATCGATAACACCATCACTAATCATTTCTTGTTTATATGTATATCCAGAAAAGTTTGGTTTCTTGGCAAGGTTATTACAAATTAAAAGAATTGACTGGCCAATATAATTGGACACCTGAGGTTTAGTTTTCTCATTATCAATAGCTTCTTTCAATTTTTCTCTATGCTCTACCATCGATGCATATAATGTTTTATTATTAATATAATTTTTTGCTTTAGCCATTTTTACCCCTTGACTTTTCTGTCGATCATAGTATAATCACATATGTGCCAGTTGAAATATTATACTTTAAGATTTACATTGTAAAGTTTATATTCAAACTTCTCTTCATTGTATATTGCTATCCTAGTCATAAAATGTAGAATAGTAAAGTTCTTTTTACTTTTCCAAGTAAAGTCGTCAGCAATATCATAAAGAACTGATTCTGTTTTAGTTTCTGATTTACGTAGTCCTCTACCAATCGATTGTAGATTTCTTACTTTAGATTTTGAAGGACTAGCAAATATAACGTTATGCAAGTTACGAATGTTAACACCTGTGGAGAAAGTTCCATAAGAAGCAACGATAATAGAGCTTTGTTCTTTCTCAACGATATTACGAATCTGTTCACGCTCATCTCCATCAACACCACCATGTACAAAAAATACAGGTTTATCGGTTTCATTTTTAATCATATCGTATAATATTTTACCATGTTTATCAACAAACTGAAATAGTAATAATGTATTACCTTCTAATGATAATGTCAGATTAGAAATAAATTTATTTCTTGCAGGTAATGTGACGAGATAATCTATTTCAGCTTGGTAATCCATTTTCGATACCATCTGTTTAATTTGATCTTGATAAGAAAGAACGATGGCTTTAATTTTAAAGTCTGCTAAATGTTTCTGTTCAATTAATTCAGCAGTGGTTGTAACTTTTCTAACAGTTCCAAACAAACCTTCGAGAACAAGTTTATGAGTTTTAGCATCGTCAAGAGTACCTGTGAATCCGAAGCGATATCTACAACTACTAAGCTTAGACATAATGCCAGTAAGACTCTTCGCTTTAAATAAGTGTGCCTCATCGCCTATGGCCACATCAAATTGTTCGAAATACTCTTTAGGTAATTTGTATATCGACTGCCAGGTCGATATTGTGATTGGTTTATCTGTTTGTTTATCTTGGCCAGCATAGATTCTATGGACGAACCTATCAGATAAAAAACCATAATCGGCAAAGTCACTGCTAAGTTGACTAACCAGAGAAGTAGTTGGCACAATAATAAGAGTTCTAGCATTATAATACCTCGTTAGTAGATAAATGATAAATGATTTGCCTGATGCTGTTGGTGATAATAATAAAGCCCTACGTTCTCTCACCGCATGAACGAATGCTTCTAACTGATAATCTCTTGGTTGGAATGTAGGTTTAATATTAGCAATAAAATCTTTTGCTTCTTTAACTGAAAAAACATCAGCTGAAAAATCAGATTTGTATATAATTTGATAATTTCTTTTATTAGCAAACTCTTCTACATATCTATTAAGACCACCATAAAGATATCCAGTCATAACTTGGAATAATCTTATTTTACCATCCCAAAATTTATTTCTGTAAGACGGCATAAACTTTGCGCCTGGAACATCGAACGTAAAATAATCATTAAGTTCATATGCGATAGAAGGGTCGCAACTAATCTTATTATATGTTTCATCAATACGTTCTATTTCAATTATATCCATTATGATCCCATTGTAAATTTGACCCAATCAATAGCTGATTTAATTTGATAACCTCTATTAGTTAGGCTTTTAATAATAGACTCAAGTAATTCAATTTTTTCTTGTTGTATACCTATCTTAAGAGATAGCTTGATAATATCTTTGTCAGCATCCATATACATAGGAATGTCAGCTTTGAGAATCATACCACGGGAAGGAAGTTCCCAACCAAGATTTCTAGATTGATCTGTATGACCCTGAGTATAAAATTCATATTTATCAAGTTTAAGTTTTTTCATATCTGCTTCTTGAGAACGAAGCGAGAGCTTTTCCGCTACAAAAATCTGATAATATTTATGATGAAGCTTAGGTATAATTAGGGCTGCATTTCCAAGCTCTGTACGATCAATCTGAGAATCTTCTTTCCATAAATCAAGTATATCTTCAATTTTCATAATAACCTCATTTAATCAATATATTATAATACTATAATAATCTAAAAATGTCAAGCGAGTATTTTGGAAATATTGTAATGAGTATACTTGAAAGTAGCAGTAGCTTCTAGATAAGATACATCTGTATCAGTTGAATTAAAAGTAATGGATGACAATGATACTGGGAATGCGTCGATATATGTAACTTCATAATTAGCCATCTTTGTACTTGCTAAAATGATTACGCTTATGTCGGACATTATACCATCGCCAGTATATACTGGTTGTTTTTCAATTTGCGCATACTGTTCATAGTTCTCTGGTTTACCAAGAGCCTTTAGCCAGTTATGTATTTCTAAGTAATTGTTTAAATCTTCATCTACTTTAAACGAAATAGAAAGATCTTCATATGCAATGTGTTCACCAGAATACTGGAATTTTACATATGGGTTTGGTGTAGTTACAGAACCAATTGAAATACCTGGAACAGTTACCTTCTGAATAAAGAAGTTAACATGAGGTGCTTTCTTAATGCTAAATTTAAAATTAAGTGGACTAAGAAAATTATGATTTATTGGTGTGTTATCTATAGCTGACATAGTATCCTCCATTAC